CAGCGATGACCATGTAGTTAGGATGGAATTTCTTTGTTCTGTTATAGATGATAGCTTTTGCTTCTTCGATAACTTCTAAGAAACCATTGTAGTGTTCGAATTTGCTAACGCCAACAGGAAGGACTTTGGACCATGTGAGTGTATCACCATTGTCTTTAGCACCATTGTAGAGCATTTCGACGATTTCTGTGTCGATTTCGTAAGCTAATTCACCACAAGCTTGTTCAGCGATTTGTTTGTCTAAGCTGAAGCCGTAGTCTGTTTTAGCTTGGAAAGCTGTGATTTGGTCATAACGGACAGCAATACGTCTTGGTTCAGCGACTAAAGCGATTCTGTTCATTTTTGGACCAATTGTTGGGATGTCTTGAGCTGGGACATGTTCCATTTGGAATTCTTCAGAGAAGTAAGCAACTTTGTCACCAGCTTGGACGCCTTCGATAGCACCGTCGACGACGTTAGCATAGCTAACTTCACCGTTACGGATAATCTTAGCATCAGCTTTGCCATCGTTGAATCTCTTTGTAGCCATTGGGCTTAAAGAAACTTTACCATCGGAACCAACTGTTTCGACGATAACTTGGGATGTGAAAGCTGTTCTAGCTTCACTGTGTTCGCCTAAACCAAAGACGCCATTGAATAAGTCGCCTTTTTTGACGCCGCCCTTATCTGTTTTGCTGACGTATTCTAAGTAAGCAATAGAACCAGAGAAGGATGTCATTGGGTGAACGATAACTAAATCATTAGCGATTAATGATGGGACTGCAATATTTGTTAAATTTAAGCAGAATTTTTTCCAATCACCTAAGTCAGCTCTTTCAGTAGCTTGAGTATTCATAGCTTCTGTTAAGAATCTGTTTGTGTTGTCTAATAAGACAGCAGTGGTGAGTTGAGTATTGGCAGAAACTTTTTTGCCATCAAAATTATTAGCAACATAAGCTTCAGCAATTTTTAATTGTCTTGAATATGTTTCAAGTAAATTTGTTCTCATATTTTCTCCTATATTAATTATTTGATAGTAGGGTATCAGCCTATTTTAAACCAGCAAGGGTTAAGAGGTCATCATCAATTTCGTATCCATTGTCTGGGTCAATGACTTTCTTAGTAGAATTGTTCTTATTGACTTTTGACTCATTAATTCTCATTGATGCGCCATAGCCTAATCCGAAGACTGGGCGACCTTCATTAAGAAGATCATCGCAAACATTGTCGATATCATCTAGCGTATAGCTTTCGGCAAGTTTGCTAGTAATATCTTGAGGTCTAACGCCAAGCATATTTGCCTTTGTTGCAATATATCTTTCAACGACTGCATCATATTTAGCTTTATAGGTCTTCGCAAGATTTGTTCTGTCCTTGACTAACTTTCTGCTTTCATTTAATTGATTTGTTAAATCTTCTTCATTCTTATCAGCTTCTGCATTAACTGCGGCTAATTGTTCTGTTAAAGCTTTAACTTTTGCTTCATTAGCATTTACACTTTCAGTTAAACTGGTGTGTTTTTCAACTTTACTTTGTAAATCTTTAATTTCAGTATCTTTTTGGGTTAATTGCTCGTTAAGTTGATTTACTTCCTTCTCGAGCTTACCTGATTTAGCAGCTAACTCACTAACTCTAATAAAGCCACTCTTATATTTTTCGAGTTCTTCTTTCAAACCTTGTACTTCGGTATCACTGACTGTCTTTTGATTTTTAAGATCGCGGACTTCATTTTCGAGTAAGTCTTTTTGACGAACTGCTTCTTTGAGGCTTTCAATAACTTCATCATCTCCGGCATCGCCAGCTTCTTCAGCAGCATCTTCTACTTCAGCTTCTGCAGGTTCTTCAACAGCTTCTTCATCACTATTATCATCCTCTACAGGATTATAATTAATACTGACAACTATTTTTCCTTCTTCAGAATTATCAAATCCTAAATCAGAAATTTCATATTCTTTATCTTCAATTACGAGTGGCTTGAACTCAAGAGCTAAGTCACTATCATAATCTTTGAACTGATCAACGAATGCGCCAACTGTTTTAGATGGTTCTTCAACAGCTTCTTCTTCAGCAGGAACTTCTTCAACAGGAGTTTCTTCTACTGGAGCTTCTTCAACAGGTTCTTCCTCAACTGGAGCTTCATCTTCAGATGCTTCAATTAAGTAATCATCTGGGATTTCAGGAATTGCTTCAATGTCTTTTGGTGTTCCATTTGGAAGAACATCATCTTTAGCAGCTTCTTGAACTGGCGCTTTATTACATTCCTCAAGACTTTCGTCTAAGGTAATATCTAATTTTTCTAATGTTTCCTTCATTACTTTTTTATCTTCATCGCTTGCAGCGTTATAACTTTCTTGTAAAACTGTTTTTAATGGTTTTTTACCATCAAATGATTCACAAACAGATAATCTAGCTTTTTTAACTGCAGGTAATTGGACGATGTCCCATGTTTCTAAGAAGAATGTATCTGGGTCAACTTCATCATTTGCCATGATGTCGCCAGAACCTCTTGAAGAAATACCGGGAACAAAACCGTAATCACATAATGTCTTTAATAAACGGCCATTTTCTGTATCAAGGATATCTACATAAGCATAAAGATCTCCATCAACGATTTTTGGCATTTCTGGGATACATGCGCAGACTAACTTCATGTCTGTTTCTTCTCTATCAGCTGGATGACCTAATTCTAAGAATAAACTCTTTGTAGCAAGTTTTTCTTTGAAAATATCATCAGCAAGTGCTTTTTCCCAAAGTTCTTTATTATAGCCTCTACCATTTCTAGTTTTTTCTAAACTAGTAGCAATAGGACCGTAAAGTCTGCCAAGAATATGACGGGATGCTTTTTCTTCTTCGGATAATGGTTGCATTTGTAATGCTTCTAAAACTTTTTGTTTAGTTTTTTCCATGTTTCTCTCCTATCTTCCCTTCAAATTTAATTAGGCTAGACATTGTTTTGTCTAAATAATTTAGCCTATTTTTAATTATGAAAAGTTATTAAATTAATAAATTAATAAATTATTAATTTTTAGGCTGCACAAACTTTTACTTTACGCAACTAATCAATTAATTTAGCGAATTATTTGAAATAGGTAATAAAAAACCAAATACTTTTTAGTATTTGGCTTAATATTTAGTTTTTAGATGTAGTTTAAGCAGTTAATTCTCGTCTACCTGCAATATATTCTAAGACTAATAAATCAGACTTAATTACCTTTAATAGGTTAAGGCAATCTTCGTAAACTCCAGTATTAAAATAGTTTGTTAATACACGAGTTATCTCCTCCGCTCTAACTTCTTTTAAGAAGGTAGTTTGGCTTTCTAATTTATTATTATATAATAGGATTTGCGTTAATAGGCTTGATAATGTAGTTAAGACATCTTTTGGTTCGGAGACTTCCTTTAAGATATTAGTATATAAAGGAGATTTCTTTTTATTATGGCTTTTACGTAGCATTTCATAGAATTTGCTTACTTCAAGTCCGCGATTATCAGAAATAAACTTTAATACTTCAAGAGGAATATCTCTAGAAACTAATAGTTTCTTAACATAAGGATTAACCCCTTTAACACCATTTTCATCTAGTTTAGCTAAGATAGAGAGACAATCATTTTTTGTAATCATAATAAGTTTCCTTTCAAATTATAATTATTTATTCTCTGTAAAGTCAATGTCTCCATTAACTTCTTCTGGTGTTGGAAGGTCATCATCTTCTAAAAGATTTGGACCTTCGACTAAGGTTGTTGAACCACCATTATTTGTGAAGCTTTCTTCGGCAGATAATTCACTGTCTGGCATTGGTGCTAAGTCTAAGCTACTAACATCAGCATCTTCAGGACCTGGTTCTTCACCACCCGCTTCTTCACCACCTAAGTCAAGTTCTCCACCTTCTCCACCAGCGGCTTCGGCAGCTGCTGCTGCTGCAGCTTCGGCAGCTTCTTGTTCTTTAGCTTTCTTAGCAGCTTCTTTCGCATCAGCAATTTCTTCATCAATTGTAGAAGCAATTTCAGCACCTAAACTTAATGTAGTAATTAAGGATTTAACAATAGTTAATCTTCTTGCTTTATCTTCAACGTCAGCGAATAAGCTATTAACATTGCTGAGAGCATTAACTCTATTTGTGAAGTTTTCAAGATAATCTTTCTTTTCTTGTGATGTTGGGTCTTGCATCTTTAATATGAAGTTATTTAAGTAAGCTTTGCAACCCTTATTTAATAAGATAAGATTAATAATATCTGTAACTGCTTGGATAATTGTGTTTTGAATTCTTTTAACACCCTTGCAGTAAACGCTTGAAATAATACTTAATGATGAACCACCATTAAAACCTGTAGCATCATCTGTCCAGCCAAAGTATTGTTTTGGAATACCGAAGGCTGAATAATATTTACTATTCCACCACTCTAAGTCTGTTAATTGTTTTGGGTCATAGTCGCCACCAACAGGAGTGACTGTAATAGCACCTTGACCATTGTGAGTAGCGAAGTAAACAAAGTTTTCAACTGCACCTGGGTTATTATACTCTGACATAGATGTGCCAGTAGCGTAAGCTGTTCTTTGTTCGAACATTTCTTTAACTCTTCTTAAAGTTAATTGGACTTGTTCTTTTGGCATATCACCAACTTCAACAGCAACCATTCTAATAATACCAGAACGTGTAAGACGGCTTAATAAACAAGCTGCTTCTAATAATGCTTTTTCTCTCCAAACTTTATAGGAGTCATAAAGCATTGATTTACCACGTCTAACAGTATAAGTTGTTCCTGTACCACCACTTGAACTTGGAACACCAGATTTCTTTTTAGATTTAGAAGTATAATCTTCTTCCTCATCATAGAATAAATCAACTGTTTCTGGGAAACGACTAACATTATCTTCTAATGCTGCGTGAACAAAGTCATCGGCTTGATAAACATTAACATCTGTTGATCTATATTTGAAATTAAATGAGCTAAGTGCACTTCCACTGTTACTCATCATACCAGTTGTTCCACCAACAAATGAGGAGGTATCAAATTCATTTGGAGCATTTGGAACTTCAATATAGCCAAATGTTTGTCCATATTTGGTTAATTCGAACATTGTAGATGGGTCTGGAACCATTTCAACATAATATGAATATGGATCACTTGCCTTATGTAAGACTAAATTTACATCTTCATTTAAGTCTTCATTTAATGTTCTACCATTAGCTTTGTCAATACTACTCTTATTAAATAATTTATCAACGTAGTCAGATTCACGATAAAGTCTTAAATAGACATCGCCATATTTGATTAAGCAGTAAACCCACTTATCAATATTTTTGTCTACGTTCATAACATTTAATAAATAGTTAACGAACTTACTAATTTTTGGGTCTTCAGCTTCACATCATACAATATGTCCATTATCAGCTCTTTCACAAGCATCATCAGTATATGTTCTAACAATAGAAGATACTGAGGAGTCTTGGCACATCGTATCAATAAGTTGATAGACTTGATCTCTAGAATTAGAGATTGATGTAAAATGTTCGAGAGCAGAGATATCTAACTTGCTAGATAAACCGGCTTCGATAATGTTATCCACTAATACTTTATTAGTATCAATGTCTAACTTTGTTGTGTCATCCAGTACCACTGGTTTGGCTTGATTACCTACCAGGGAGCTTTTTTGTCTTGGCTTTCTTGTTGTTTTCTTTTCTTCTTCAGCCATAACATCTCTCCTTTTAAATAATTATTATACCATCGCTAATATTGCGATAAATATCTAGTTCTTCTTGCTTTCTACGTTTAGTCTCAAAGTCTTCTTCCTTATCAAGTTCTTGATAAGTATCCATATAGATTTGGGCTAATTCTTTTTGCCAATCTACTATCATTTGAGATTTATTATGATTATCAGTTATCATACTAACATCTAAGCTAGCACTAAGGTTATCACCATAGCTATAAGCGTATTCTTCAGCAAATTGACTTGCAAGATATAATGCGCCACAAACGGCGTCAGCTTGGTCTTTTGAGTTAATTCCATCAGGAGTATGGTCAACGTGTCCATCACCTTTTCTCTCAAGACCAATTAATTCATCTGTTAATAAATCGCATTTGTCATACAATACAATTCTACGATCATAAATAGCAGATTTTAAATAAGCATAAGGTAGACAGGTTTTACTTTCATAATCAACTCTATCTACTGAGATAATCTTTGTTTTGAAACCTTCTTGGGCTAACTCTTGAATAACCGCAGCAGATTGGAAGGTATCGGATGAAATGCCCTTAATAGCAAATCCTTTATCTCTTAACCATCTAATAAAGTTTTTATTCTTTGCAAAACTAATATTATAGCCTTTTGGTGATTTGATAGAAACTGAGAATAATAATTTATATCTTAATTCTCTTGAGCTATCTTTATCATCTTCACCTGCAGCAGATGGTTCTTTTCCTGTAATAATAACACCGGCAATACCAGTTTTGTCGCCTTTACCATGACCGCCGGTGGACATGTCCATGTGAATAAATAGCGGTCTGCCTAAATCCTTTGGATCAATCCTACTTAAATCAAAGAAGTTTGCGTATTGGAGATGGTCATCAGGACTATCACCAACTTCAATAACATCCTTTGTAAATGGATTTTGATAATCTTTTGTTTTTGCTTGATTAATTCTAACACCAGACATATATTTGGTAGCGCTAGATGTTGAATAACCAGCAATATCCATTAAAGCTTGATCTAAGTTATCTTCAAAGTCTTCTCTAAAAATTGGTGGGACTTTGAGCATTTGATAACCCTTAGCTCTCATAGAAGCAACTAGCTCATCACTTGCTCCGACTGGAAGTAATTCATGAGCTAAGAATTTACCACCAATAGCAACCCAGAAAGCTCCTGGATCATTAGGCGTTCCTTTATCAGGACGAACAACCCATTGGGCTTCATCGATGATAAGTGTAGTTTTACTTTCATTTTGTTTTTTAGTATTTATATAACTGTCTAAGAATGCTTGTTCTGTATCCTTAGAAGAAATAATTATATTTAATGTTGGAAGGAATGTGCCTTTACCAAAACGGGATTTCATACGAGCATCGATTTGGGCAATCATTTTCTTTTGCGCTGCTTTCTTCTTTTCGACATTGTTGCCGACACCGAAGTTAACTTCATCAGTGAGGTTTGAGAATAGCGCACGACCAACGACGTGACGGTTATTAGAACCGAAGATAAGTTCAATGCCTTTTGGAGGTTGTCATTGAGGATTTGTTCTACTTGCATTTAATGAGCCATGAGCCATAAACCAAGGAGAATTTTGTAAGTGTTGTTGTATTTTATCCCAGCCAACACCTTGAGCTGCATCTAATGTAATGTTTAACATTGAGAATGTAATCTTATCATTAGGCATTAATCCATAATAAGTATATGGGTCTTTTAGACAAAGCATTCTATACATTAAATATAACATTGCAATTGTTGCGACCTCAGTTTTGCCAAGACCGATAGCACCTGTCAATATAAGGGTGTTATATTTAGTGGTTAAATTGTCTGGGAATAATTTTTTTAGTGTCTCTCTTCAATATGGGAAGAGGGTACAACGACGTTCACCTGTATATTCATCTTGGGCTCAGATATCTCGACCTAAGTAGTCATCATCATCTAAGAATGTTTCAATATCAACCGGGATTTCCTCAAAGTCTGAATACTTTAAGTCATCTAAAATCTCAGAGTGTCCTTCTTTTGAATACTCTTGTAAGATTTTCATAGCTAAAGCTTTCTCATTGTCTGAGAGATTATTTAAAACTTCAGTTGATATAACACGTCCATCAGGTAATTTTATTTCTGACATATTATACGATTATTCCTTATTTTTCTTCCTTTTCCTCAGATTCATCTGATTTTTCATCAGGTTCTTCTGGTTTTGTTTCTTCAGGTTTTTCTTTCTTCTTAGGTCCACCTGTTCCTGTAACAGGATTTTTATTACTACCTGGTTGATATTTACCTCTATTTTTGCCATATTCATTAATAGCATCAATCAAGCCAGTAGTTGAGTCTAAATATTTGTCATCATCAATAATATCTTTATCAACCATTTCATCAGCTGGAATACCATAAAGTTTTGGAAAAATAACTTTTAAGAATGGTTTTTGTAAATGTTCTTCAGCATAATGAATATAATTATTAATAACACTTGAAACTTTTAATAGCCAGTCGCCATTTGCTAAGACTAATAAAACATGCTTACAACCTCTACCCTTTTTATCATCTGGATTTCTAATGCCTTTTCCTGGACCTGGGTCAGAAGCTGTATCATCAACAGAAACATTATTAATAATATTCCAGTGCGCAAAGTTATACTTATAGTCATCACAGGTGCACTTTACATAGATATTAGCTGAGTTAAAAATTCTAGTAAGAGACTGAATAATAGTTCTATATTCTAATTGATTTTTATTATTTTTAATATTCTTGGCAATTTCGGCAACAACTCCATCCATTCTAATAGAAACAGTATAGTTATCTGTTTCACCTACAACTGGAATATGAACAATCAACATATCCTCTTTAAAAAATTTGTTCATATCGATTTGATTATATTGCTTAACTGTCTTAGCAATTTGAGAAAATCTCTTTCTTTCAAATCTATTTTTACCGCGGATATCATGAGTGTATGGTCCAGCGCTCCTTGATTTTGAAACAAGTAAAGTTCTGGTATCTTCTAATAGCTGTTTATGTTTTTCTGGAGTTAATTTAACATACATAGTTATTGCCTCTACTGAAATTAATCATCGTATAATTTAGCAAATAAATTTAATAAATTTATTCTAAAGTAAAGAAAAAAGCTCTTTTTGAGAGCTTTTATTCTAGTTTTTTCTTATAAATTATCTTGTAAATTCTTGTTCTTCTTTATGGTATCTGAGCTTGCCTCTAATTGTCCAGTATCTTGATGGTAAGCCAAATCCTGAAACATGATTGAAGTCAAATCTACCAGGAATTTTAGAGACATATTCAACCCAATTTTTACGTTTTAGATTGAAGACAAGATAGTCAACTTCTTCATTTCTAATATCATTAACTTCAAAAATGCCATTAGGATGAACAACTGGTTGAATGTGAGTAATTTCTACAATCTTATGGACAAAGTCTCTTCTTTCTGGCTCAGATAAGTCTTCTTCTAAGCTTTCAAGAGATAAGTCTTTACTAATTAATTCATTCTTTAATTCTTTTAGCTTGTCTAATAAACCTGCATTTCTGACCTCTTTGAAGATTAGATTTTCATCAGAGAATTCACTACCCTCTGTATTATAGATACCTTTTTGTCTCATTTCATAAAGACGGGTAATATAATCATCAACAGCATCAACATCACCATTTTCAATTAAGTCTTCTGCTTCCTTAATCCAAGGTTCCGCAGCTTTATTAATTGCTTCTTGGTCAACATCTTTAACATAGCCTTCTGTTGGCTTTTTAATCCAGCAGTCATACATAATAGAATAAATACCATTACTAACAACTGGATTATCTTCAATTTCTACATAAGTTTCAACTGGGATTCCATAAAAACTAATATCAAACTTATTTTCAAAAATTCTACGATAAGCATCATAGAGCTTTGGGTATAATTTTTGAGGATCATCCAAGTCTCTTGTATTTGCTAAGATATGAACATCAATATCACTATCTTTTGTATAATTATAACTTGCATTGGAGCCAGTTAAAATAACATCTCTAACTTTTAAGGTAATTTCATTTTCAGCTAAAAGTGTTAAAAATGTATTTGTAATATCTTGAACTTTTTCTTTAACTTCTGGTCTTAACTCCATTCCATCAAAGATTTTTTGATTTAATTCATTATGTTTTTCAATAGCTTCATTCATATCATCATCGTCCTTAAATAAATCATCAAACTCTTGAGTAGTTAAATTGTGAAGATTATTAGATTCCCAGTCCTTGATTATATTATTTAATATAGATACAAAGTTTGGATTTGTTAGCTGATCAACAACAGCTTTTTTAATTTTTGATTTTTCAAAGCCGCAATTATTTTGTAAAAAGTTAACTATTCCATTAAATATTTCATCTGGTTGTTTTAGAATTGTGACTAAAACTAAAAATAATACTAAATGACGAATAGTTCCAGTTACACATAAACACCAGTCAATAACTTTTTTAGATGTTCAATAGTCTGCTCCATGGTTAATACCATCTTGTCAGACTTCGTATATTTCAACTATTTCATCAGAAGTTAGTGGTCTAATAAGTAACTCACCAGAATCTGCCATTATTCTTCCTCTTCATCAACACCAGCCATGTTATCTAAATTAGCTTGTAGTCTAGCTGGAATAACAAATTTTCTGTTACAAGCATCACAGCATTTTCCTTCTTCTCTATAAGGAGCAGGATTATTGCCATAACCATCGCATTCTTCACCACAAATGCAGCAAGTAAAGTGCTTATCTGTAGCTTCTGTTAAAAGTTCACCATAAACATTATAAGATTCAAATGTTAAATCAAATGGATTTTCAACTTCTTCTTTGACAGAAGGCTTATTAATAGCTTTGAAGTTAGCAACAGCTTCCTTATCTTTTAAGTCGTCATCGGTAACTCTGTCATCATACATATCACCAAAGGTGGCATCAGAAATACTATCTACATTAGCAACTTTCTTACGTTCTTCTTCGTGTTTAACGAATAAGTCATAGTCCATGACTTGAACATGGTTCTTATCATATAAAACGTGATCATCATAATAATAGATAATATCATTTGGTGTTAATTCTTGAACGTCTTCATGGTCAGACAAATTCTTTAATGAATAGATAGAGCAGTTTTCATCACCAACTCTTAATAAAGCTTGTAAAATATCTTCTTTGTTTGAGCAGAAAATATTTTGAGGTCTGACATAATAACGTTTAACATAACGCTTTGCTTCATCTAAACTGACTTCTTTTTCAAGACCTTCATGAAGTTCAGCACCTAATTTTTTATTTGATTTAGATAAATAATAAATTTGGTTAGTATATAAAGCTCTAACTTGAGGTTTATCTTCCCGAGTAGCATTTAATTCACCCTCACTGTTTGGTTCAAATCTACCATAACCTTTACTAGCATCTAATGATACACTAGAAATTGTAGCGCTATCTTGTTCAATAACTTTTTTAACTTTATCAGTAAATTGACCCAATGACCAACGTTTACTATATGGGAATGTCTTTCTATAATCATGAGGGTCTATTTGCATTAAAACAGCTTTCTTATATTCAGAAATAGTTAAACCGCCATATTCCTTAAGATAATCTTCAATACTATCAAAACCTAAGCTCTTAATAAATTTAATATCGGCTTTTGAAAGAGGTTCTTGACCATTAAGAACACTGTTCATCCAGTTAATATCTTTTTGAGCAGCGGCATCTTTAACTCTTTTATATAAAACATCGACTAAAGTATTTCTATCAATCTTGGTAAATCCTTGACCATCACGTAAATCTACATAATAAATAACTTTTGGTTTGGAGCCAATTTTAGGATAGAATAAAATTCTATTCATATCACTATCTTTAACTTCAACATAACCTTGTGCATTTACAACTGGATTTCCATTGGCATCATAAACAATATCATGTTTCTTATCATCAGACTTGTAGTTTCTAGCTAATTTATTAGTAGCATCACGATAATTAGCGCTGAATTGATCACCACTTTGATTTAAAGAGTGACCATCTGCTCCATTTGGATTAGCTTCAATTTGTTTTTGAGTCATAGCAAGTCTTTTTTCTTTTTCTTCTGGAGTGACTTTATCATCAACATAAGCTTGACGATAGTCAATTCCTGTATAACCAACTAATTCAGTAGCTTTCATTAAGCTAAAGACTCTCATTAGTTCTCCATAGAAATAAATTGGTGTAACATAGCCAACTTTAAATTCTTCTTCAATATTAAGCTCTTTGACAAAGTCTTCAACATCTTTTTGAGCTAATAATTTAATTTCTTGAGGAAGTTCAAAAGTAGCCCAGTCACTTGGAACACCTTTACCAAGTTTATGAGCATAGACATCATCTTCATTTAATTCTTGGTCTTCATCTAGGATTTCTTCTGTTAAAATTTCATCTACCATATATGTAGCTCCTTTTCTAGTCAAGATTATTTAAAATTGTAGTAAGCTTAGCAATAACTTCTGGCTTAGAAATAACTTCTTGGACAAAAGCTTTTAATTCGTTTACCTCAATTGTATAAGTTTCGGTAATATATTTTTTAAGTTCAATAACTAATCTTTGGTCTTTTATGAGACTTGCATAAATAAATGCAGCAATAAGTCCCTTGACTGTTGCATGTAATTGATTTACATATCCTGCATTTGCATATAATACTCTAACATTAGTTTTAATATTATCAATAATTGCTACTGGGTGAGTTTGATGAGATTTGACAAACCAAGCATCTTGGTCATCAAAATCATTTTCGTCCATATGAACGCCATTATATTTTAAAGAAATTTGAACTCTTGCTTGAATTAAGCCTCTACTAACCATCTCATCTTCAATAATTTTTCTTGCTTTAGTAAAGCCGCAGTCAATACAAACTTTACGATTAAATACCAGCTTTTCATCAGTCATTGAAGTAACATTGGCACCTCTTGTGCCATCTTCAAGCGCTTGCATTTTAGCTTTTTGAGTATTATAGTCTAATTTTTCAGTTAAGCTTTCATCAACTTCTTCGCCTTCTATATCGTCTTCTTTAGCAGCATGTTCTTCAGTACCTGGAAGCTCTTCTGGATGTTCTTCATAATATTTATCTGTTTCTGTTTGAGCAAATTCAGAAGTTTCTTTCCACTCATCTTCTGTAAGATCACAGTCTTCTCTATTTTCTGGACCGACTGTTTGGAATAAATATACATTTAATAAAGTTAATAATGATTTCTTAACTTCATCATTTTCTTGTTCTTTGATTTGAGCAACTAATTCATTTAATTTTTCTTTGGCTTCGAATGGTTCAATAACAATTAAATCTTCATGTAAACTTTCAGTTTGACCAGCTTTTGGATTAAATAAATGGAATTTAACATAGAAAACATCATCAGCAACATCAGTATTAACATCAACTGCCACTGGTTCCCATTTTGTTAAACTCTTTAATTCACGAGCTAATTTAGATAAGTCATTAAAATAGTTAGTCCATTCACCAGAACCATTTAAGCCACCACTAACTGTGAAAGCAAAGTGTTCTGTAACATGTCCATCTTTTCCTGGTTCACCAGACTCTGGAAAATATTCAATAGTGTCATTACCATCAATATCTACAAGAGAAAGACTAGAAGTAGCTTCTGTATTATATTTATCAACTGTTTCTTGAATTAATAATTTTAAATCAGATATTTCAACAGGCGCCATACCTTCAGTTAATTCTCCATAACGCGCTTTTTCAGCCGCTTCCTCAGCAGCCTCTTGTCTATATGTTTCTAAAAGTTCTTTATAAAATTGGTCAAATAATTTCTCAAAATTTTCTTTAACATAAATTTCAAGCTCTTCACCAGACATTTCTTGGCATTCTGGAAGTGTACTTGCCAAGTTTTCTAAATCAGCTTCTACATAAACTTTTGGTACTTTATAGCAATAGTTTATTGTTTCCTCTATTATATCGCCTTCATCGCCCATTTCTCAGCCACTGCTAAATCTTATAGCAGTGCCTCGTGGACCAGAGTAGCAAATAAATAGGTCATTATATTCTAATTCAACTTTTTCAGTTGCTGATTCATTTAAGCTTTCACTAACTGCTCCACCTTCACCGCTAGAATTTCCACTTGCTCCATCTGAACTTGAACTACCAGCATCAGAAACTGGACCATTTGGTAAAGTATCGCCAACAACTAAATGAGGAGGATTTGGATTTTGTAATCCGCCTGTTCCCATACATTTATTGAAATGCGCAATATTTAATGCTGGGTCTGTAAATCCGCAATAAGAGGAAGAACAAACTTTTTTCTTTTTCTTGGCTTCTGTTAAACCTGCACCAGCCCAATGTGCAACTTGTTCACAGTCAGCTCTATTAAAAACATCAGATAATAATGAAAGCATTGTTGGGTCACTTGTATTTCCATTAAGTTTACCATAAATAGTTGGTTCAACCATAGAAACAACTTGAGCAGTATTTGGAACTTTAATTAAGTAAATATTTGTTAATTCATCACAACCGCAATCTTCATATTGTTTTGTTAAAGCATCAAATGCAGCTCTCATTTCTAAGTCATCAGTGCTATAAGCTTCTGTATAACCAGAGTCAAAACTACCGTGTTTTAAGATAACAATGAAAAGATTACTAAGGTCTTCTACTTCCTCAAGTTCCCAATTTTCATTCATTTCGTATCTCTTCATATATATTTGGGCTCCTTTTTCTTAATTTAAGGCGAATAACGTATTGGTGAAAGGATAAGCTCAATACGTTAAACGCTATATAATTTAGCAAATAAAATTAAAAAGAGACCATTTTTGGCCTCTTTTTATCTTATAGATAAGTTTAATTATTCGGCGTCTTTTTCGTCTTCTTCAGCTTCTTTATCTTCTCTAGATTTGATGACTAAATCTTCACCTTCACCATAGAGTTCTTTTTCAGAAACCGGTTCACCAACTGGGTCATCGAAATCAACGAAATAATCAAATGTATCACCAACTGGAGCTGGCTTGTCAGTTCTAACACCTTCAGCTTCTGGAGCATCGAATTCAAATGGAGCTTCAAATGGATCACTAGAAACTTCAATTGGTTCAACTGGATTAACAACTGGAGGAACATCACAGTCTGGACCAATACAAACAGGTTCTTCACATTCAGGACCGACACATGGTTCACATTCTGGACCTTCGCATGGTTCTTCAACATGAGCACCTTCATCATTAATCATAATCTTATCGCCTTCTTCATCAACCGCAACAACTGTATCTGGAGCAGTATTGACTTCGATTTGATCGCCATCAATATGAATATCAATAGCTTCTTTTAATTCTTTGCTTTCAGCTAAGCCGCTATCTTCTGGATATTCAATATATTTTTCTTTATGAATATGAAGTTCTAATTGACCAATACAGACTAAGTAAGCATCAACTAAATCTTGAATAAGTTCTTCAACTTTTTTAGTTCCACTATAACTTTCCTTGATTGATTCGATAGTAGCTTTTAAATAGCCAACTTCTTCCCAACCTTTACTAATGAAGTCAGTTAAGAATGAAACTGGTAATTCTTCTTTACTTTCGTTTAATTTTACTTTCATTTTAGTTTATCTCCTTTTATCTATTATTAGGCAACGCGAATTCTGAGTTACCTTGTAAGCCTACGAGTCTCTTAGGGATTTCTGTACCATAATCACCGTAGTTTTCGCTCTTCCAGACCCACCAGACCCAGCCTTCAACTGTTGTACTGGCTTTATAAGCATCATAGTCCATATCATGGTCTGTCATAACAACAACATATTGAGCACCTGAATCAATAATATCTTGAATGATATATGGCCAAGCATCTGTAGAACCATGACCTAAACGAGGGTCAAATTCATCAGGGGTGACTCTATTGTCGAAGTATAATATTTGAGCGTAGACTTCACCAGACTCTACAAAGTCATTAATTGTTGATAGGAAGTGTTTACCCATCTTAATATGTTCTTTGCTCCAAGAACTGGATTGGTCGACATAAATTCTAACAATTGGTTTTGCTTCTTCTGGAATTAATCTTACTAAATCTGCTTTGACAATAGGACTTCCCATTTCAAATTCATACTCAGGATTAATTTCATCATATGATTGATACTCTTGCTCAACCATTTCTACTTTTTGTTTAATAACATCGTAGAATTCTAACTCGAAGCCTTGTAATGGACGGAATCTACCATATTTTTTAATTTCGTCTTCATTATCAGCTTCTGGGTCATCTTTCTTTTCGCCTTTATTTTCGGCGTCAAGTTCTCTTCCAAGTGAACCTCTATTGATTTGTTGGACTTTTTTCTTTTTCTCATCAATATCATCAATGATATCTGGAGCATCCTTATCTACAACTTTCTTAATTAAGTCATAGCCTTTTTTACAAAGGTCGTTCCATTCTTGGTCCTCTAAATCACGAAGTGTTCTCTTTTTAGCTTCAGTTAAGCTTTCAGTAGTGCCACCTTTTTTCGCAATTAAATCTTTAATAGCGGCTTTGGCAGCATCCTTAGCTTTGCCTTCTAAGTGATTTAAGTAGTTTCCAATTTCTTCGACTGTTGGGTCTCTATATGTTGGAGGCTCAAATCCTGGAGGCAATGGTTGTTGATTACCCATTTGTTGTAGAAGTTTTTGAAGGTCTTCAGGATTAACTGGTAAATCTTCATAATCTTCGAATGGGTCATTAATTATTTCTTTAGGCGGTAATGCCTTTGGATTAATTCTTATTGGTTTATTTTTATCTCTTGGAACAAATGGTGGGGTTGGAGGTTGACGTAATGCTGGGTCATCATCTTCTGGCTCATCTTTATCACCTTTATCACCTTTTGGTGATTGTTCAGGGTCTCCTTTACCTTTACCTTTTTGTGGGTCTTTCTTTTCTTGGTCTTCTTGACTATCGCCCTTACCATTTTGTTGGTTTTGTTGTTGTTGACTTTGTTCTTGACCTTGTTGACCCTGTTGTCCATTTTGTCGACTAGACTGTTGATCTTCGCCAGAGTCATTACTACTGCCATCTCTATGATTTCCATCTTGGTCTTCATAGTCACCACTTTGATCAACATTTCCTAATCTATCAACACCGCGTTTACTATGTTCTTGGTTCTTTTCTTTATCTTGACTGGATGATGAGCCTTTTTCCTCATCACTATCTCCCTCATCGCCATCTCCATCGCCATCACTATCGGAGTCAGAATCATCATCTTCATCATCACCTTTAGCAGATTTACTTTTGGAGCTCTTTTCAGAACCATCATCATTTTCATCACCATCTCCGTCGTCGTCGCCTTCTTCATCAGCGTCGTCGCCTTCGTCGTCTTCACCATCGTCATCATCGCCATCTTTATTGGCTTTATTTTTATCTGTGCCGTTTGGATCTCTGCCTTCACCGTCATTATTTGCTTGGCTATCTTTTTCTCCGGCCTCATCACCATCATCATCAAAATCGATGAAGTCATAGTTTTCAATATAGTCTTCGATTTCTTCGGCTGTTGCAATTAATTCTTTTGCTTCAGCATCCATGCCTTTTTCTTTAGCTTTATCAGCAGCAGCGCGGCATTCATCTGCAATACGACGGCCGTTATAAATACGTTTTTTTAACTTCTTTTCGTCTTCTTCATTACCAACTCTAAGAGCTTCTTTAAGATACCATTGTATTCTATATAAATTTTTACTCATAAATAATCTCCTTAGTTGATAGCAGCTAAAATAGCTTCTAAATCTTCTTTTGAATATTTAGCGTCGGATAAAACAGTAGTAACTTTATTATACCAAGTATTATAAGTTTCTAAGAATGGAATACAAGCTTTTAAAGCATCTGTAGCAATTAATTTATCTTCTGGACTATATAATGCAGCAATCTTTTTCTTTTTGCGGCCATTAATGAAGAATGGTTCAATTGGGGAAGACTTTGCAATTTCAGTAATTAAGTCTCTTAAATTTTGTTTTGTATAGTCTTCATTTTCACTGAATTCATCACAAATAGCTTTTAAGATTTCTTTCCATGTATCATCTAAATATTCAAATGGTAAAATACATGGTTTATCTGGTCTATCAAAAACCCAGAAGTGATAGACTGCTTTATTCTTAATGAAGTTAGGAAGAGTTCCTAAGAAATTAGTTCTAGCATTAACATTTGTATAGCAGTATAAAGTTGTTTTTACATTATATTTAATATAATCATCATCTGTAGGGTCAATTTGAACACCATCATCATTATAACGAGTCCAAGAAGCTAAAATACCCTTTTGAATATCTTCAATTTCTTTATTAAGCTCTTTATACATATCGATGAGGGTCATTGATTGCCAGTTCTTTCTGATATTCTCGGTAACGATACCACCAATAACTTGGCCCCAGAGTTTCATCTTTTCAACTGTTTCTTTATCTTTTTTAGAATATCTCTTGTTAGAGATTTCCATATCTTCAATAATATTTAAAATCTCATGTAAAGTTTTACTTCTCATTAAGTGAGCAGCGCCTTCTTCACCATATTTATTAACAAGTTCATGAATCATTCTCATTTCATGTTGCATTAAATAGTGAGCGAGTTCATGTCTCATTAAAACATTAACTTGTGAGAATGTACTAGCATTATTTCTATCACAGAAACCTTCACTGATATAGATAGTAGCATCTTCTCAGCTAATAGCAGCAGTCATTTCTGGATCATCTTTACGTGAGACAATTTTTAAAATAAAATCTTCAAGTCTTTTTGCATACTTAGGATGCGGACCAGCAAAAGTGACGGTTGTTGCACCGCCTTTGCCGTCAGGAACTTTTAACTTTCCAGTAGCTAAAAAGTTAATCAAAACTTTTTTGAGCTTTGATTCCCTTTTAGTCATTATTTCGAGTTCTTTAGCTTCGACTATGGTTTTATTCTTTGCCATAATAGCTAGTCTCCTCTACTAGAAATTATCAAATGCGCTATTAATACGATCAGCAGCTTCAGATGGGGATGCACTTACTTTACCTGTATTACCTTGTTGGACAAAGAAATCATCTTCTTCTGCATCTGGATTAGTAGCATCAGCTTGGGTATTATCTGCAGTGCCAGCATCGGTTGAATTATCACCATTACCATTGTTAGCTGGTTTATTAATACCGACTTCTTCGAGTAATGCTGGAAGGTCTAAGAAATAATCATTAACAACTCTGATTAACATATCTGTAGTAGTATCTAAGAAGTTACTACTTGAATTTAAATAATTAAGAATTCTATTTTTATCTCCGCCACAAGCAACAATCATGTCATCAAGCATTCTGGAGTTTAAAGCGACTTGATCTGTATCATAAATTCTCTTTTCTTCATTTCTACCATCAAACTTAAAGTCATCATGTTGAATAATGAAGGTAGCAATATCACAGATCTTTAATTGTCTTTCAATTTTCTTCATATCAGCATCTGTAAGTTCTTTTAATGGACCTGATTTGCCAATCTTTTCAGCAACTTCAGAGTCTGGGACAGCAACGCCTAATTCTAATAATTTCTTAGTACGTTTTGTTAAGAAGTAATTTAAGGCATCATCTTCATTAGAGTCATAACCTTTAATATGATGTAAGAATCTGGATTTTTCAGCACCGATTAATCTTGTAACGCCTGTGTCATGGAAACTTGGAACAAATGGGTTAATAGCAATAATAGAGAATAATAAGTTATCTCCTAATTGTAAACTACCATCAGCATTTTCTTTATCAGCAAATAAACTTAAGAAAACACGTCTAAAACCCATGTTTGTTTGTCTGTTAAATTCGTCAACGAATAAAACACATCTGCCTTTATAATCAGGATTAATAAGGTCAGCTAATAAGTCAGATCTAATTTGTTTAATTCTATCTGGGTTGTTGGCATCTCTTAACCACATACCATTGACAGCAGTTTCAAGTTTTGGGTCTGTACAGTTAACACGAACTAAATGAATTCCTCTAGCTCTTGCCCAAGCTTTAATAATAGAAGTTTTACCAGAACCTGGAAGACCTTCAATACAAACGTTACTACTATTGTCACCTTCACCATTTTCCATATTATCTTTAGCTTCTTGTAAAGCTTCGTCTAAGACTGCAACAATTCTGTTCTTAGCAAGAATTGTATCTGCTTCAATAGCAACTTTATCAGTTCCAACTTCATCAGCAACGTCTTTAAGTTCATCTGCCATTTGTTCAGCTTCTTCATCACTGACTTTACCGTCAGTTTCTTGTTGAATAGCATCAGCAACTTCTTCAGTGGAATCTGATTGAATATCAACATTGTCTAAACCGCCTTCAGCTTCTAATTCACCATCATCGCCATCGGCTTCGACTAATTTTTTAATCTCTTTGGATTCAGTTAATTTTTTCTTAATTTTCATAATTTGGTTCTCCTATTATTAACGGTCTTTATGGAAATCACTTATTCTACGACCTAAATCTTCTAAACATTCTTTAACGATTGGGTCATCTAAATAATTATAAGGTGTTTTTTCTTCAACAGCCTCATTTAAGTCTTCATTTAACTTAGCAGCAGAAATATAGCAGTCACCATAAACTGTGCCGACTTTAAAATAGCCATTACCTTGTGCACTCTTCTTAGCAACAACCATACCGGCAGCTTTACCACCAGGTTTAGTGTTAGCTCTAACTTTTCCTAAGAATGCATCAGCATCAGCTTGATTATCAAAAACACATGGGCAGAAGCCATAACCTTTAGCAGAACCAACTAAAACTTTGTTAGTTCCATTATCAACATATTGTTGTTGAATTCTTGGGTCAGCTTCAACTGGTCTAATATAAGCGCAATAAGCATCTTTAGATGATAATAAATTACCATTAGTATCAACACCTAAGATATAGAATACTTCACCACTAAGTTGAATTTTTTGATTTGGTTGTCCTTTTAAGTCAATACAAACATTAGATAATGGACCTCTTGATTTAAATGGATTTTGAGGTTGACCTGGAGTTCCACTTGATTGTGAGCGTGTTCCAGTTCCTGCACTAGCTTTACCTGTAGGATTACCTTGATTTGTAAAACAGCCTGCATCCCAAAGAGCTTTTCCTAAAATGGTATTGTTTTTAATTTCTTCCATCATATAGTCACTTGTATATGTTGTGTCCCACCAAAGTTGTTGTTTAGCGCAGAACCAGGCAACATATCTTGCAAGCATTTCAGCAGGTTTTCTAACTCTACCAGAATAACCAGAAGTAGATGTTAAATCTGGAATAAATTGGAAGTCGGCTAATTTCAATAAAGCAGCATCATAAAGCTGCATTTTCTTTGTTTCAACAGGACGAGCTGTAATAGCTTCACAGATAGCTTTAGCGTAAGGTAAGCCTTGGTTCTTTTTCCAGCTATTGCCACCATACATGTAATGATAGTCAGCAACAGCGCAGGCACGTTTATTATTTTTTAAAACGCCACCCCAGAAAAGAACATCATGAAGCCAAGCATTCGCAGTTTGTTCTTGTTGAGCGGTTAATTTTGCCATGTGTCTTTCTCCTTCTCTTTTATATGTTATATAAAATTTTTCGCGTAAGTCAATTAATTTAGCAATTTATTTAGTGAAATAATAAAATTTAGTGAAGTTTTGCTTAAGCAGTACCTTCACTAAATCTTTTAGTTAATGTTCACAATACCATTACATTTTGGATACTTGCTACATCCATAGAACAACTTTCCAAATCTACTGCGTCTGAGAACCATTGGAGCACCGCAATTTGGACAGAGTTTGTCTTCGCTTGCAGAAGGCGCAGCCGTAATTTCTGCACTTGTTTTAATAGTATTTTCAATTGTGTTATATAAGTCTTTTAAGAAGTCTAATTTCTTCTTTTTACCTGAAGCAATAAGGTCTAAGTCTTTTTCCATATTGCTTGTATAATCAAGATTAATAATATTATTGAAGGTTCTATCTAAGAAACCTGCTAATTGAATTCCTCTTTCGGTAGGAACAATAGCTTTGTCTTGTAATTCAGCGTAGCCTCTGCTTTCGCTTAAAACTGTTTCAACAATTGAAGCGTAAGTTGAAGGTCTACCTAAACCTCTCTTTTGAAGTTCTTTAATTAAAGTAGCTTCTGTAAATCTTGGTTTTGGTTTTGTTTCTTTCTTAACATCATCAAGTTTACAGTTCTGTAATTCTTCACCCTTCTTAAAGGTTTCTTTAACTAAACCTGTTTCTTCAGCATCTTCATCCTTGTAGGTATAAACTGCTTTATATCCCATATCAGTGATTTCATTAGAGACTAATAAGAATTTCTCACCTGAGTTATCAATTAAATAGCCCGTTTCTGAAATCTTTGCATTTGGTAAGGCAGCAGCAATAGTTCTTTGCCAAATAAGTTTATAAACTTTACCATTAAGAATGTTAGCATCAACTTTATTATATTTATCTGGAGTTAAGCTTGGGTCAGTAATTCTTAAACATTCGTGACCTTCCTGGGCATTTTCTTGTTTTTTACCAACACGAGGTTTTGTCCAGGACTTTTTACCATAAGTTTCTTCAATATAACTTTGAAGTGTTGGAATAAACTCTGGAGCAAATTCTGTATCGTCAGTTCTCATATAAGTAATAAAGCCGTTTTCAAATAGCTTTTGAGCAACTGCCATCGCATCTTTAACTTTTAAGTTAAGTTTACTTGCAGCTTCCTGTTGGAAAGTCGCAGTGCAGAATGGAGGTTTTGGAGCTTCTTCTTTTACTTTTTGTGAGATACCATCAATAGTATATTTACCTTTACAAGCTTTTAATACTTTATCAACTTCAGCTTGTGATTTAAGATGGTCGACAACTCCCTTATCATTACCAACATACTTAGCTTTGAATTTAGTTTTATTCTTTTCAAAGTTTAAATAAATATCGAAATAAGTTTCTGGAACGAAATCTTGAATTTCTTTTTCTCTATCAACAACTAGCTTTAAGCCAACTGATTGAACACGTCCAACTGATTTAGCACCAACATAAGTTTTGCTAATTGGACTTAATCTCCAACCAATCATCTTGTCTGCTGTTGATCTTGCAAGACCTGCTTCAACTAAATTGTCTCCTAGAGGAATTGGATTTTCAATAGCATTAACAACTGCTTTTGGAGTAATTTCGTGTGTTACAGCTCTTCTATATTTAGTTTTTGGAAGTTTTAAGAATTTAACCAAACTCCAAGAAATGACTTCACCTTCTCTGTCAGGGTCAGTCATAAGATAAACTAAATCAGCTGTTTTTACAGCTTCTTTTAATTTTTGAACTACTTGATATTTATCTTCCGATACTTGTAAGTTTAATTCAAAATCTTTTTCTGGTGAAACCCCTGAATTACAGTAAGAACCACCATTTGCTAGGTGCATGATATGACCAACAGAAGCCATAACATTTACCTGATATCCTGCTTTTCTAAGATATTCTTTGATGTGAGCACATTTATTTGGAGATTCAACAATTACAAGTATTTTTTGACTTTTTAAATCTACATTACCCATAATTATTTAATTATTTTCTTTCTCCTGAGCACTCATTTAATCTTTCTTCTAAGAGTTGTCTAATTAAAGCAGAAATAGTAACATCTCTATGAAATGCCTCAGTTTTGAGAGCTTTTCTCAAATCATCTGAGATTTCTAAACTAATCATTTTCTTATTTTCAGCCATACTATTTCTCCTATTTATGTTTTCTTTTTTCCCAGGCACTGTAGATAAATGAAACTACAGAATTGCCCTTAGTGACGACTTTTCTTGTATTAAATTCAATTGTGTCATCTGTGCTGGCTCTATAAATGCCTAAGATTTGTCTACTATTGAATTCAATAGCATAAATATCACCATTGTCTTTGTGTCTTAGAATACCAATAATTTGTCTGGTATCAAAATCTCTAATATACTCGTCTTCTCTTGCCATAGTTATTTCCTCTTTTGATTAACAAAGTGAACTCTTTGTGCTCTATTAGCTAAATGAGCGGCTTGAGAACTTCTCTTAATAGAAAGCGCAGCTTTAGCTTGAGCTTTTTGAGAAATGCCTCTACCAACAACACTAGCACCGCCATTAATAACTTTTTCAGTAAAAGCTAATTCATTATATTTCTTTTCTAAGTCTGGGTCAGCTTTTACTTGAGCTTGCATTGCAGCAGTTCTGGTTGCAATGATTTGTTTGTATAATTCAGTAAGTTGTTTCATTTCTTCTTCAGTAGCATCCCATAAGGAACCGTCTTCATCTAAATCAGAAACAACACCAAGAATATCTGGAGTAACACCATCTAATAATTGGCAGCTTTGTTCAAATACACGAGCAGCAATACCAAGTAATTTATTTTCTTCATACTTGAATTCATCTGTGTAATAAACAACTGTAATTTCTTCAGGTCTGTTAATTAAGATTTCTTTTCCTGGTAAACTTGAGAAGGTTTCAGGTTGAATAACATATTTAGCTTTTTTAGTAATAATTGGATTAATAAAGATTTTAATATCATCTTTAAACCTCATACCAAAAATACGTTTTTCAATGCCTAATTGAGGAGCAGTAACTGCAACCTCTGTTTTTGTGTTTTCTAAATAATTTTTAATTTTTTTAATTATTTTTTCACCCTCGGTTTTATCAACACCGTCTTGTGTTAAAAATTCGAGTGGTTCAGAAGCTTTATTTAGCTTTTCAATATCTGTGATAATTTCCATTATAAAATAAAACCTTTCAAATTATTATACAATTTTTTTATTAATTTATTAATTTATTAAATTATTAATTTATTAAATTTAGCATTAAAAAAGAAGCAGGTAATCACTTACCTACTCTTCTGTTAATTTTTTTAATTCTTTTCGTATGTGATCAAGAATGCTCTTATTTTCAGCCAACACTTGTTCTTCAGTGGCCGTTCTATTTTCAAGTTCGTGTAGGAGAGCTTTATTAGCTCTATCATATTTTGGTTTCTTTTCTGGTCTATTTGGTTTCTCTAATAGATATAAGATAAATGCTACACGGTCTACATTTTCTTTTAATCTACCAACTTCTAGCTTTACATCTTCTAATTTTTCTTCCGTAATATAACCATTTTGTAATGCTACGGTAAAATCTTCAAGATCGTTTTGC